GTTTATTTGCTACCTGAACTCCCCAAACACCTTCTTTTTGTATACCCTGCCCATAAGTAAAGGAGCATCCAGAAAAAACAAAATCTCTATTTTCTTTTAATTCATCACACCTATATCCAAAGCTATTATTTTTATAAATTCTTAAAATCTCTTCTGGATCTTTATCATCAAAATAATATTGATCTAAAACATACTGATCTAGAATAGCATTTGCCTTTAGCATTTCCATTCTAGCTGCTTTATACATATCTTCATTAAGATAAAGGGTTTCATCTATTTCTTTAAAGCTCATACTATTATTATATCACGTGGGACAGGTCAGACTTGAACTGACGATTACCGAATTATGAGTTCGGGGCTTTGACCAACTAAGCTACTGTCCCGTACTCCAAGTAGGATTTGAACCTACAGTCGTTAGTATATAAGACTAATGCTTTAACCAGATTAAGCTATTGGAGCAAAACTATTTAGTTTTCAAATCCTATAAGCTTATTTTGTATAAGTTTATCTCTTTCATCAACAATCTCAAATGCATAATCTTTGAGCTTTTCTTCATGCTTATTATAATGATGACCACAGAATAGCAGCTCTCCCGCAACTCCATTAACCCAAACTAATGCTTCAGCAGAACAAGAGTCACAACGATCAGTAGGACCAAGCACATAAGATTGTACATTTTCGATATCCTCTGTTTTCTCTGCCATCATATTCATATTATACTCTTTCTATTGGTGGGTTAATAATTACTAGCGATCCGTATCGGACTTGAACCGACGACCTTTGCCGTGACAGGGCAACGCTCTAACCAACTGAGCTAACGGACCTTGGCTGGGATGGTAGGGGTCGAACCTACGACATTTCGATTAACAGTCGAACGCTCTGCCAGCTGAGCTACATCCCATTATTTGCTTTATTCTACACCATTACCATTTGCTTTGTCAATCATTCTCAACAAATCTTCTGGACTTTCAATCATTCTGCGTTGTGCTTCAAACTTACCAAACTCACAAATTTCATTAGCAATAGTGAACATAATATCCACCATTCCTTGTGCATATTTGTAATCTGGTCCAGCAATTTCTCTTGCTTCATCTCGCATTTTAATACTTGATGTAGTAAAATATTCTGAAAGTTGTGTAAGTGAAACATAAATATCTTCACCATCATCAATTGTTTTAAGTGTTCCGTTTGCTATCATGTCTGTAGTCTACTATAGTATTCTCATGCTGTCAACTTGAAAATCTTCTTCATCATCTAACCCCATGAATTCCCGCAAATTTAATGGCATATCTTTCTTTTCTGGAACCCTAATTTGATTACTTGCTGCAAGTCTAGCATCGGATTCATCTTTAAGTTGTTGCAATTCATCAGCAAATACGCCAGAATAAGTATAGATATCTAACTCACCATTTAGATCACGAGGAGTTAATGCTACAGAGTTGTATATCGCACCACAAACTGCATCAGATAAGTCCTTAGAACCCTTTCTAGGGTGATCTACCTTGTCTTTAACAATACGTAATTGCAACAATTCATCAATAAGCAACTGTATTTGTGGACCAAGAACACGCTCTTCCGTAAGACATAAAGACATATCCTCATAGTGTTTTTTTGCAACAGAAAGCAATTCAGTATTGATTCCGTGTGCTTTTAATTGCTGCATCATATCATGAGAATTCCATCGGTCAAATGTAACCATTTTTAAATTAAATCCCCGCTGTCTTAGACTAATTATGTATTCTTTTACCTCAGTAAAATCTACAGATTTAGATGCAGTCGGGGTCCAAAAACGTACAGCATCAACTATAATTCTAGGTGCTGCTTCCTTATACTTATCGCCAATCTTCATTGTTACCCAGCCATCAACGTGAGACATTGCAACTGCACAATGGTCATGTTTTTGGGCTAAGTCTACGTGAACAAAATAAAGCTTATCTGGATCTGGTTGAAAATGATCATCAAATCTACCATACTCATCTACATTTAGCTTTGGATTGCTAAATGCTTTTTCAATTACAGCACGATTTTTAAAGAACGCATCTGTTGCTTCTGGTGGCATACATGCAAAACGCATCAAAGCATCAAGTGGATCTGTATAAAAAGCTTCTGTAAAATCCTCAATTTTTCTCGTTGGATTAATTTCCCATGTTGGACGCTTTAATGCAAATATTCTTGGCATCTTATAAGATACAATATGGTCTTCTTCCCATTCAATTTCAAATTCATTTCCTTGTGTTCCATCAGGGAGATCTGGATCAACTTTAAATGTATGATGCCTTAGAACTACTTCTTTTTCTGCTATAGATTCATTATATCTTTGCTGAATATAGTCATTCTTAAAGCGTGGAAATGAAAGCAACACAAGTTTTCCAAAATCTGGAAAACGAGATGTAATAGATCCCTTATACATTTTATAAATAGATGATGCAGTCTTTGCATTTTGATGCCCCGACGTTGATTCCAGCTCAAAACCCGCAATTTCATCAAGGATAACCGCAATAACGTTATATCCTTCCCATGCTTCCGATTCGGAGTGACCAGAGTGCACGGTAACACCTTTATCAAATTCAACCATGTTAGCCTTAGCAACATATTTTCCTTGAAACCAAGGTGACTTTTCGATACGCTGATTAAAACCTTTAAAGAATACTCGGTTGGCCTGAACAGCGTTAATAGCAATGTTAATAATATCAATAGCATCTCCTGGAGGCTTGCCATAATATTTTGCTGGATCCTTTAAACACAAAAGCATATGCACCATATAGGAACAAGCAATAGTAGATGTATAGTCTTTTCCAGAACCTTTACCTAGCTGCAGGATAACCTCGTTGCAAGTTTGCTTAAATATTTTTTCGCCCTCAACTTCTCCATAAATTCTATGAAGAGTATCACGCTTATAAATTTGAGTTGATGCCTTAATCATTGTGTATTGTAATTCAGACAATGGTGGCAATCCAAGATATTCTTTTTTAGTTACAAAGTCTTCTAGTGTGGCAGGAGTTTCATCAAATTCATCGCCACTTAATGCATCTAAAAAAACATCAAAATCATTCATTAATTACTACAGCCTCAACCTGCCCTGTAACCTGAGATAATCTTTTTGAAACTTCCCACTTACAATGGTCACATGATGATGTTACATCTCTGAGTATTCCAACTAATATCTCTTGTTTTCTTTCTGATTCTAAAATCTCATCTGCCATATCATTATTTTCCAAGACTCCCGCCTTGTTTAACATATCAATACGTTTAGCTTCAATATCAGCGATTAATTTTAATGCTTGAGTTTTAACAGGCAAAGCATCTTGTAAATCTGCTTGCTCCAATGTTCTCCAAGCTTCTTTAATCAACATGTTGTAATGTTCGTCTGCACCTGCCAAAGCTTCCTTAGCCCTTGCTTTTATAGCATTGTTATCTTGAACTAAAGATTTCCATGTTTGTATATGGTTGTCAACCTGAACACGAGTCAACCCAGTTGTTTTAGCAATTTGCGATGAAGTGCTGCCTTTAAGCAACTCTTCAACAACTTTGTTCATTTGATCAAATTGACCTGCAACTTCTATTTCATTATCCATTATCTGTTTTATAAAATCCTGATCCTTTAAATTGAATTCCTGGGGCATTCCAAACACGTGTCATACCATAACCACAATTTGGGCATGGCGGAATTGATTCTGGGTCATTTATACCTCTTTGTACTTCTGCAGTCTTATCGCACTCAATACATGCATATTCATAAGTAGCCATACTTAATTATAACGCATTTCCTTTACTTTTGTCAATTGAAATTTTAAGTAAAATTAAATAACCAATCAAATCATCAATATCGTTATCTCCAGCAAAGCCTTGATTATTCTTTACACGGTTTAACTTATCATCAATTCTAACCTTCAATTGCTCTACACTGTCAGATTGTGCAAATATACGACTTGGAGATAGGGCGGAATCTCCATAAGATATATTCTTTTCAATTAAAAGTTGTGCAATTTCATGGCATGCATTCCAAATTTTATAGCCAGAGGGGGCACTATTTGCATGCATATATAGGTCATCACAACTGAATTGTTTTACATCTCCATAAACAGGTTTCAACATTACTTAGTCCACTTTCTAGGTTTTTTGATTAGATCGAAACGTTCCAAAGCTCTTTGAATTGTCATATGAGAGCATTTTGCTTCCATAGCCATATCAAGAACAGTCTTTTTCTCAACTACGTATCTCTTAAATACCCAGTCTTTATTCTCCCAAAGTTTTGTACTTTTAGCCATTATACCTCCTTACACAACTTCATTTATCGCATACCATGCAATTCCTGCAGCATCCGCCACGTTATCGGACTCAGTTTTTATGCCCAAATTTCTAGCAAAGTCAATTGTTCTTTGCTTTCTTCTTTCTCTGATCTTTGCTTTAATCCAGTTGTCGGACTTATCAGGAAATTCAGCTCTGATTGCATCTTTTTCCGCCTTGGTATAATTTTTATTACCCAAATATGATTGCCAAGTTATTGGATGAACTTCAACAACCTCAACATTATCACTAAGTAACTCTCCCATTATAGCACCAAAAACGTATGCCATTTTCATTCCAGTATGAACAGATTTAACAGAAATTGCTGCTTCGATAACAACGAAATCAAAATCTAATGTATGCTTAAATGATTTAATCTTGTTTTTAGCATCAAGAATTCTTTCATAAACATCAGCACCTTCAAATGTTATTTCTCCCCATTTTACAGCTTTGTCTTTATGCATCAAGCAAAATGCAAAACTATTTGTACTTGCATCAATACCCAAAACTTTTTCTGCTTTAGGCTTTGCTAGTTTTGCCAGTGACACTTCTTACCATTTCTATAATCTCATTTCTGTCTGAAGTTCTTTTTGCGTTCTCACACTTGCTGCAGATTTTACCTTCGTTATATCTACTTAACAATACATTGCAACCATTAGTTTTGCACACCCGCTTTTTACCTGCAAGCCTATCTTTTTTCTCGTAATAGGCATCTCTGAGCTTTTCGTTAGTTGCTGTTCTGCAACATTCATCAGAACAATATTTCATGTTATGAGTTCTGGGAGTAAATTCCTTACCGCATTGATTATAGGAACACTTCATTATTTAGATTCCTCCAACCAATACCAGTTATGATCTATTATAAAAGAAGGTGACTTAGTAAGATCAAAAACCTTATCATCACAATGCATACCATTTATTCCAATGTGGTTTGACCTGGAAGCTAAAGGGTTAATATTTTTTAATCCATTTGATGGCATAATTCTAAGATTGAGATGCCAATCCCAACCATTATGTATTGGGTCGGAAGAATAGTCTTTATCCCAATTAGGTCCAAAATAGTTATCCCAATACTTTTTCCAAGTTCCCCAAACAAGTCCATTAAAACCTTGTTCACGAACTACTAATGTAGGATCTGTTGTATCCCATTTAGTATTTGCAGATATGACTGCAATTTCATCATCATCACGATACATTTTTTCTGCTGCATCAAAATATCTTAGTATATCTTTAGATACAATTACATCATCTTCTGCTAATACGACAAAATCATATTTTTTAAACGAATCAGTAAAACCTCTCCAAGTATTACCACCCGTTCCGAGAATATTTTCATTGTAATGTATACTAAAGTTAATGTCTGTTTTATCCTCAAAATTATAAATCAAATCTGTAATCTGTTTGGATACATCGCTAGGCTCCACATAAAAACAAAAGTCATAATCTTTTATTAAATCTACATTTGACCAGCTTTCAAGCGTTTCTTTTAGATAATCTACCCTGTTAAATACTGTAAATAATACTGCTTTTTTCATTTTTCCAGCACCAAAGGTTCTATGTATACTTCACCTAGATCTTTCTTATCAGCCCAGCAAACTTTCTTTACTGGACAACCCTTACAGGCCCATTGTGATTTGGTAAATGTGCGTTCTGGCAAAGTACCTGCTTCATAAGCAGCGTATACCTTACGCAACCAATCCCATACACCGTTAATTAATTCAGTATTTTTTTCATCCATATTAATTGGAATAATTAAAAATGAATTATCATTTTTATTTTCATAAAAGAAAAACCCTTGTTTTGCTCCACGAATCTTCATGTATGTAAGAAGTTGAATCTTATGATAAGGTAGCCCTTGCATCTCTGCTTGACGAATATCAAAAATCTCTTGCTTAGCGGATTTAATTTCTCCTACTACTTCTTGTCCATTCCACTCAATAAACGTGTCTGCAAATCCTCTAATTGGAGGATCATCATGTGTAACTTCTGTTTCGTTTGCTTTGAATACTGGCGTTTTAGCCATGACTTTCTGTATCCTATCATGAACATACGTACCGTTATCCATGTTAATGACACCCATAGCGTCAGTTTCATTTTCAAACTCAGCACCATTAAAAGCAATGAACCAATATCTAGGGCAATTACCATTGCCATAACCAACAGAACTAGGACTAAAGGTTTTCTTTTGAGTAAATTCATTAGGCCTTTTACCACTTAATACCGCCTCCTCATACATCTTCGCAAATTTTACAGGATCAAACCCGCCATCAATTGGTTTTTGAAATTTTAAGTTAGCAATTACATCTCTACCCATTTCTTACACCAACTTTTTTATTACAAGATATACACATAATGTAAGTTTTACCAGTAAACGGACATGCTACATCTTCTGTTTTATGCTTATGAAAAATTTTAAATATATTCATTATGCTCCAAATCTTGCTGAATACTTAAGAGCATCAACTAGTCTATTAATTGCTTCTTCTGCTGTGTAATATACGTTCTTCTTTTTACTATTCTCTCCGCCTTTTTCAAAGGTAGTATAGTAGCGAGACATAATGGCAAACTTAGCGGCTAATGCCTGCATCTTTACAATTAGATCGGGAGCCTTAGTTGATGGAACATCAGGTTTAGCAATTAACTTAATAATAAGGTCAAGTGCATAATCAAGATCAGCATCATTCATATAAGATTTCATATCATTAAACTCTGTAAGTTCGCTAATCAATTCAATTACTGGCTTATCTGTCATTCTAAAATCCTAACTACAAATTGGCAGGGATCTCCGCCTTCTTCCCATTCCTTGACTTCTTCTTCTGATATAGGATCAATACCTTCATGCGTGGCACATTGAACATCTGATATCCAACCACGCTCTATACCATTATTAAGCCATATTGAAAACTCATCTAAATCTTGATCATTTATCATATTTTTGTGCCATCCAAATAAAAAATATCTTCCTCTACATATATAGTTTTCAGCCTAGTATCGTAAGAATCTGTACCAATAGGTACCAATACTCTTAAATTTTCTCCATTCATCCAGACCTCTCTTAGTCTTTCTTCTTCCATCTGATGCCAAATTTCTTCACCATATTTATTTTGATTTTCTATCCATCTTTCAGAACCCTTATAGAAGTATGACTTAAACATTCTAATCAAATACCTATCATTACCATAAAATGGCAAAACTCCATGATAGTAATCAATTCCAGATGGAAAAACTACTATATCACCAGCTTTTGGCTTATAGTTGTACAATTTATTTGTTTTTGGGCTGTATACAGATATTTCTCCGCCCTCATAATCATCATTAACATAAATTGTTACGGTAACTAATTTATGTCCACCCATTCTTTCTTTATCAAAATAATTATAATCAGTATGATAGTTCATAGCAAGTGGGCTACTTAGCTGCTCTATTTCTTGATCTTTATTGTATTTCAAAAAATCTATATGCCTATCATTAATCCAAGGGTAATCTTCAAAGTTATCCCAATAATTTACTTGACTAGGCCATTCTGGATCTTTTTTGTACATGCTTAAATAATCATTAGTTATATTTATAAAAACTGAATGAATATTATTAACAATATCTTTTTGCCTTATATCTATTTCATTATCAGAATCTTTATAATCAAATGAAATATTTTCCATCTCTGTTGACTTGCCTTTCCAAGTTCCAGCCCAAGGACCCCAAGGTCTTATAAAACCTGTCTTTTCTTTGTATTCTTCAGTTTCTTTAAGAAATGACATTATGTCTTCAATGTTATCAAAAACATCTCTGTATACAATTATCTTGTCCTCTAAAATTATTTTATTCATAATTAGCCTATTCTATTACATTTATTTCTTCATTTAATTGTACCAGCTTTCCATACACCCTGTCAACCTTTTTACCTGGAAATTGCAAAGTTACTGCATGTGTATATTTTTCAACAAAGTTATTAATTTTTTCTTCTTGTTCTTTTACAAAAGCTTCGTCATATACAACATTTTTCTTCAACCACTCCTCATCACCAGCTGCGGAATAAGGTATAAAAATTCTCATGAAATATCTATCTGCTCCAGAGAAATGTTCTACCGCATGATAAAATGGTGCAGCCGAAGGAAACACGGTAACATCACCCAGCTTTGGCTTATACTTATAAGCTTTGTTTTCGCCTTCATCATAAAAACATATCTCTCCTCCAGTATAGTTATCATTTAAATAAAACGTTATAGTCACAACCTGATGCCACATGCTATCATGTACATTTTCTGGCATCTCATCAACATGATATTCAAGCATTAGCCCATCTTTGCTCATACTATCAAAATAAGATTTATTATACTTATATACATTTATGTGTATTGGATCTAGCTTTTCCCAAACCTTATCCCATTGCTTTATATAAGATGGCCATACTCCTTTATCTGCATCATATTCAGATAAATAGTCTTTTTGAATAAAATCATATATTTCGGATATATGCATAAGTATTTCTTTTTCAATCAAAATTTCTTCTGGATCTTCTTCATTTGAATTAAATTGATTTCTATAAAATAATTGGTTTACATTTTTACCCTGCTCATACCAAGGTTCCCATTCTGGCCACATAGAATTTGATTTATCTGTTTTCTCTAAAATTTCAATCAACTTTTCACAATTTTTTAACAAATTTTTATATACAACTATTTGTGGTGCTACAACAATTTTTTCAACTGAATTGTGATCAATCATTTTTGCTCCTATCTATTTTTTTTACAGTCATTTTAAAATTTTCAACCTCATGAAAACCTACTTTTTCACCCAAATGGTTTAAGCCTCTTTCATATAATCTTAAAAATTTTCCTTCTTTATGACCATTTTTTAAAGCAGCAATATAATCTTCTTGTTGATGTAAAGGCTTTTTATCAAATTCTGCACCAGAGTTAATGTTTATATTTACTTCTTTGAATTGACCTAGGGATATAGGTATCAATGCTGCTAAATAAGTCCCAGCAGGTATGTAATATTCTTTATTTGCTTCATGTATTTTCCAAACAACTGGAATATTAGATGAAAAAAAAGATGTTGATAAAAGATTTGTAAGAACTGTGGCCCCTTCTATTACTTGATT